CTTTCTATGACGCAGCCGCTGCAATGGATGAGAAGGGTGTCAGTGGTGACGGGAGAGTCGCCGTATTGAACCCACGTCAATACTATGAATTGATCCAAGCTGTTGGTTCCAATGGTCTTGTGAACCGTGACGCTCAGGGTACTGCTCTGCAAGGCGGCAACGGCATCATCGAGATTGCTGGTATCAAGATCTACAAGTCAATGAACATTCCGTTCCTTGGCAAGTACGGCACCAAGTTTGGCGGTACTACAGGTCAAACATCTCCTGGTAACACCGGAGATTTCATTGGTCCTGCATTGGAAGATGCTTCCGGTGCTACCACAGGTATCAACAATGACTACGGTACTGCTTCCGAATTCGGTGCAGTCTCTGCTGGTCTTATCTTCCAGCGTGAAGCTGCTGGTTGCGTAGAAGCAATCGGTCCTCAAGTACAAGTAACCAGTGGAGACGTATCCGTGATTTATCAGGGAGACGTAATTCTCGGGCGACTCGCGATGGGGGCGGACTACCTGAACCCTGCTGCAGCTGTTGAGCTGTATGTCGGTGCTTCAGCTCCTTCTTCATTCTGATTTTTATACACTTTATGGGGATCCTTCGGGGTCCCTTTTTTTTACTTATATGGCTTTTCCTACCACTAATGCTCAGCAAGAGCTACCTGCTGTAAATACAATCCTGCAGTCATGTGGTCAAGCGCCTGTGACTACCCTTGATCAAACCAACCCGGACGTTGCGATTGCTTACCAGACTTTGTTAGAAGTCTCTCGGGAAGTACAGGCTGAGGGATGGACATTTAATAAAGAGAGTCACTATCCAATGACTCCTGACACAAACAACGAAATCCTTATTCCTAATAACGTTTTACAAATTGATCCAACACATAACGGATCAAATGTAGGACTTGATGTTGTAAGGCGTAGCGGCAAACTTTATGACAAAGCAAACCATACATATACATTCACAAACGAAATCGAATGTGACATCACATGGCTATTTGATTGGGTAGATGTCCCAACACCTATTGCAGACTTTATTGTAAATAGAGCAGCATCAATAGTAAGTAGCAGGATTGTTGGTGATAGCAATCAATACCAAATGCTTCAACAAAAAGAAGCGTTTGCCAGAGCTATGGCAATGGAATATGAATGTAATCAAGGAGACTATACATTCTTTGGACATCCAGGCAATACAAATACCTACAACAGCTACAAACCATACAACGCACTTTATCGATAAATGGCAGCAGTAACTCAACGGATCTCTAACTATCTAGGTGGAGTATCAAAACAATCAGATGACAAAATGCTCCCCGGTCAGGTCCGTGAGTGCTACAACGGCTTTCCTGATGCGACCTACGGGCTAACAAAAAGACCTGGATTTAAACATATTGCGAACCTAGGGACAGGAGCTACATACGATAATGCAAAGTGGTTCTATATCAACAGAGATAATGACGAAGAATATGTTGGTTGCATCAAAGGTAATAGCATATACATATGGAACGCCTTGACAGGTGTTGCGTGTACAGTTACGTATGGGACAAATGCACAGAACTATCTAACTGGAACTAGAAATGACTATAAATTACTAACAGTACAAGACACCACGATTGTCGTAAATAGTGCCACAACAGTTACTGAACAAACGCCACCTTCATTTGTAAGTGCTAGTCAAGGCACAGTTGTTTTATCTTCTTCTGCTCCTGGTAATGAATACAACATTATATTGCAGGATCGAACTATTACTGTCACAGCTCACTCTACTGATTTTACATTTGATGATGTACTAGAAGATAAGTCTGGACATAATTTAAAAGATGCAATCACCAATGAAATTAATAGTCAAGCAAGTGCAGGCAACAGTAATTTCACTGGTACTTGGACAGTAACTAGAAGTGGAGATTCAAGCATAGACATTACACGTGTAGTTGGAAGCACACCTACAGCATTTAGCTTGTCAGCTAGAGGTGGTGGCAATAATAGTGATCTAAGTAGTTTTCAAAATGAAGTAGATAACATCAGCCAATTGCCACAAAAATCATTTCATGGTCATGTTGTCAAGATTGTAAATAATGAAAATATTTTAGATGATTACTATGCAAGATTTCATGCAGATAATGGATCTAAAGGCAAGGGTTACTGGGAAGAAACTATTGCTCCACAGGCATCAGCTGGGTTTAATAAATCCACAATGCCACATGAACTTGTTAATACTTCGACAAATACATTTATCTTTCAACAGATCGCTTATAGCGATAGGTTGGTAGGTGATGATGTAACAAATTCAAATCCAAGTTTTGTAGGATCACAAATTACAAGTGCATTCTTTAGTAATAACAGGCTTGGATTCTTGTCTCAAGACAACGTGTCTATGAGTCGCTCAGGAGATCAGTTTAATTTTTACTTTAAAACAGCACAGACAATCATTGATTCAGATCCAATTGACATCAGCTGTTCTTCAATTCTACCAACAAAATTAAACGCAGTTCTACCAACGGCACAAGGTGTTCTTCTATTCTCATCAAGACAACAGTTCATGATGTTTTCTGAGAGTGGTGTACTAACACCAAGTAATGCAAGTATTCGTGCTATCTCAAACTATGAGGTAGACGAAGCTGTTAGTCCAGTAGACGTTGGAACACAGATTAATTTCACTACTAAAACACCAGGATATACACGTGTTTTCAGCATGGTGACACGTGGTCAAGAAGAGAACCCACAGGTCATTGATCTATCACGTGTGGTGAAGGAATGGATTTCACCCACAATTGATCAGCTTATATCTAGTCCACAGAATTCGATGATTGCCTTAGCTGATCAGACATCTAATGAGGTGTATGTATTCCGTTACTACAGTGATGGCAAGGAGAACTTGATGCAGGCTTGGGTCAAGTGGTATATGACCGGCACAACCCAATTCATTGCTATTGATTCTGATGAGATGTATGCAGTAACAAAGCAAGGCAATCAGGTTGTCTTGTCTAAAGCGGCATTGAGTCAAAGTCCAGAACAAGCAATTATTGTCAACAACCAAGGCGTTAAGGTTAATCCATCTATTGATTTATATGCAACAGCATCTAGCGTTGTATATGACTCAGCCAATGAATTATCAAAGTGCTATCTACCATACAACGATGTATCTAATCTAACACCAGTATTGATTATCAAAGGCAATACAAGTACAGGATCATTTGTCGAATCAGGTTTTACAATTACACCAGAACGAGGCAGTGATGGAACCGGACCATACTTTATTGTACCAAAGAAAGATCTGACAAGTTTAGCCAGTGATGTAATTGTGGGATTTAAGTATGACTTTGATGTACACCTACCTACTACATTCTACAGACCTGAGAATAAAGCTACAGATTTCACAGCATCTTTGACTATAGCTCGCATGAATTTCTCTGTGGGGTTATCAGGAGCTATGAATTTTAAAGTAAAGCAAAAAGGTAGAGAACCATATCGAGTTGAATTTACTGGAGATGGTTCTACAACAAGCTTTAACTTTAATAAAAGAGATCTTGATTATCAAGACAGATCAGATGTCAAAGTATCAGTGGATGGCATTGCTACCACAGCTTTTAGTTTCACAAACGATACAACCATTGTGATGAGCAGTGCACCAGCAAACAATGCAAAGGTGTCATTTGTTATTGACGAATGGTTTAGTACTACTGCTGTAGTTGAAGCTAATGAGTATTTAGCTAATGATGTCCCACTAGATAACGAGACAATATTCACGATACCTATTCATCAACGAACTGAGAATTTTAAATTGAGGATGTTTAACAACACACCATTCCCCGTTGCATTAAACGCAATGATGTGGGAAGGAAACTATACGCCACGTTTTTATAGGAGGGTCTGAGCATGATAGGAGATGCCTTAAGTGGAGCATTAGGTGGAGCTGGTGCTGGTGCTGGTATTGGTGCTGCAGTCACTGCTGGTGCTACTGGTGGTCCTGTCGGTGCCGCAATTGGTGCAGGCGTAGGACTTGTCAGTGGAATATTAGGCGGCAACAGTAAAAAAAAAGCTGCCAATAAACAAAAAGCTGCTGCAAGAAAAGCCGTTAAAAAAACCCACAAATATAATAAGAAGGTTTGGAAGTACAACAACGAAGAGACTGAACGAAAATATGATTATCAAGTCGAGTCATTAAACATTCGACAAGACAATGCTAGAGAGCAGAGAGAGTATACAGATAAGGTAAATAATAATAATTATAATCACGCAATGGCGATTCGTGATTATGAATTTAGTCAGGCTACTCGTGCATACGAAGCATCAGTCGATGCTGCTAATGAACAAATTTCATTCAATCAAATAGCAAGTAACTTTGCTGTAAAGCAGCAGGATCGTTACGCAGAAGAAATGATCCGTGGCATGATGTTTGATGAAAAACAAACATTAGCTAATTATGCACTTCAATCTGCAGGGTTTGAAAATCAAAGAAACCAGATAATTAATAAAAAAAGATCTTCAAAAGCTAATGCAACATTTAAAACACAAGCTGAAAGGATCAAGGGTCTGAAAGCAAGTGGTTCAGCAGCAGCAAGAGGACCTGGCAGATCAAATACAAAAGCAGTACAGGCAGCAATGGCTGAGGCAGGAGCTAACCAAGCTGCTATTGCAGAAGAACTGATGTTTGGTTTGACTGATTTAAATATATCGTTAGATGCAGTTAGGATTAAGACTGAAGGAATGTCTAATCAACTTATTATAGATCAAGCTAAATTAGCAGCATCAGTGGCTAATTTAAATGAGAATGATAAATTGGCACGTGAACAAATTGCATTTAATTTAAAAGATGCTAATCGCAGGGCAAGGGCAGCAATCCCTATGAGACCTGAAATGACACCGCCTATGCCGAAACCAATACACCTACCTGCACCAGAATATCAAGACATCTATAAGCCTAAGAAACCACCTAAGCCTAGGAAAGGAGCATCAGCTGTACTAAGCGCACAACCATCGATGATGGGAGACGTTATTACAGCAGCAGCTGGAGCAGTTCAAAGCTTCCAAAAAGCGGGGATCTTTAGTGGTGGTGGTTATCAAGCACCTCCTGCAGCTGCTGCATCTAGCGGTATAGGTATGTTCAATCCTGGAGGATATTTAAGTAGCACCACATCTAGTTTAGCGTCGGTGAATTTGTCGAACGTAGGCGCATCTACAGGACTAGGAATAGGAAGTAGTTTCAGTCCTGGTAATTTTGGAAATACCAATACATTTGGTACATCTGGACCAATAGGAGACTTTGGTTTGAACGCTACATCTACACTTTCATAACACATAACTGATGGCTGAATACAGAACATTTGCTAAGCCTGGAGACTTTAACTCCAGGTTATCTAAAGCAACTAATAATGCTGACAAAATCCGACAGGAAGCAGCAAGACAAATCAAGGGTATGAATGCTGCACGTGCCCTTGAAAAAGAACAAGAACAGGTCTACCTACGTGCAATGAAGTTTGCACATAGCAGCGAACAAGAAAGTAGGGAAACAAACTACAAGCTTGAGACTGAAAATCGTAGGATGCTTCAGGAAGCACAGCAAAAAGATCTTAAGACTGATATTGAGATTGCTGAAGCAGAAAGGGATAGGCAACCTGAACAAACACTAATGCAAGAACTGGCACCGTTGGTTCCAAAGTTTGCAGAGATAATGGGTCAGTTTGGTGAACAACGGATTAAACAAGATAGAGATGCTGCAACAGTTGCTGCTTATCAGCACGGCTTTACATTAGATACTCTTGAGAATATCCTTAAGCTAAATGATCAGCTAACACTATCCCAATTCCAGGCAACTGAATACATCCAAGGTTTATCTGGTCAAGGTTGGTCAGAGGAAAATATCAATGCACTGTATGAAAAACAGTACCTGACTAGAGGTTCTAAGTCTTGGGTAGATAACAAAGCACTGGCGCTAAATAGCATCGGTAATTACGAAACAGGTTTAGCTACGCACATTGCTAACATTGGTGAATTAACTCCAGCTGAACAGATCCTTGAAGTACGTAACTACACACAGGATTGGTTGACACGGGTCAATATTAATGGTCGCCCATTAAGTTCTGAAGTAATGGGTACTGTCATTAATCCAAAAGTACGCGCTGCAGAAAGTCGAGCACTTGAACCTATTCAAAGGGAGCAGAATAAAGCGCGTGAAGATGCACTTACGACGGATCAACATAGGGTTTACCATGTAGCTTTTCAGGAAGAAGGTCCTGCAGCGCTCCAACGTCTAATGGCTATAAATCCATCAAAAGATAAAAGAGATGGAGTAATTGATTTTTTAATTAATGGACATAAAAGTGGTGTTATACCTTTTGATAAGATAGAAAACTTCTATAATTCTACGTTTCCAATTGAAGCTACAAATAAAGATCAAACATTAGCTGAACATTTTCCTGGTGATGCAAAGGTTGCTGCACTAAATACCTACATAGAAAATGTAGAGAAGGAAAATGAAAGACAAAGGACAGAAGATGAAGCAGATGTAATGAGGGGAACTCGTTCAATTGTAAATGACGAGATTAATAAGATCCTTGAAAGTGGAGAAACAATTACGCCAGAGGATATTGAAAGATTGAGAAAATTTGGTGTAAGTAAAGCAGGAGTAAAATTTCAGTCTGACGAACTTGATTACGCCGCAGAATTTTACACGAAAAATGCTCAGATGGAACCAATCGCATTAGATATAGGAGAGAAACTTGTAGACAATGGTGCATCATTAGATGAGCTAATTGAAAAGGGTTTTAGCCAATCGCTTTTAAATACAGAAACTGATAATGGGCAAAGCCTGCTACAAAGAGCACAAGTGAATGAAAAAGCTAGGACTAGTAAATATTTTAAGGAGGGAAATAATGCAATTAAGGCATACATCAAAGAGCATCCTAGAATTGAAAAAAATGCTTTTGTTGAACAAAAAGGCTTAAGCTATGAAATAGCATATCAACAAAAGCAATATCGTGAATTGTACTTTGATTTCTTAAAAAGAAATGGTGGTGATGAAATAGAAGCAAACACCATGGCTCAGGCTCAAATAAAAGATAAAATTAATAAGTATTTAGATAGTAAAGCATTTAAAGAAAACGGACTAACAAGAGAGGAAAACTCTATTCCAGTGACATTAGCGGAAGCGGAGAAATTTAAACTAAGGCAACTAAAATATCTAGATTATTATGAAAATAATACAAGTCTTGGAATTGTTGCACAACAACTAGGAAATAAATTATTTATGGATTCAGTCGAAGCATTACAATCACCTACAAAAGAAGTACCATTAGAATTTGCAAGTGTAGCAACAATCTACAATAAGACACCATTTGAATTTGCAACGTTTATTGCACCAGCATTTGGAAAAGATGCTCCTGAATTTGATGCTACTACCTTACAAACTTATAGGGAAACATTTAAACCAGAACGTATGCCTTTATTGAGGAATACATACGGGACAGCGATGAGACCCTATAGAGCAACATCTAGTGCTTCAACAGCAGCTCGGAGGGGTAGTTTTGCGATCCCAACACCAGCAGGTCAACAGACGCCTGCATGGTCAGCAGCTGGGTCAGTACTTAAATTTGCAGAGGGCACGTATAACTTAGGCAGTATGTATGACGTGAATTTTGGCGGAAGTACTTTTGATGACTATTCAAGACATCCTGATGAAGTTATGTCATCCAATGGATTGAACTCTGCTGCTGCAGGAGCTTATCAATTCATGCCATCTACATGGCAAGGTGTTTCTGAAAAACTAGGTTTACAAGATTTTGGACCAGAAGCACAAGAAATGGCAGGACGTGAATTAACAGCAGGTAGAGGTGTAGATCCAGACAGAGTGTATACAAGTTTTGAAGATTTTAATAACAACTTCTTAATTCCATTAGCACCTGAATGGGCATCATTACCAAAAGAAGATGGAACGTCGTACTACCAAGGGCAAACCGCAAAGAAAGCTCGCGTACTATGGGAATACTACCAACAAGCACTTAAACAGTTTGGAGTAAACTAAGTGAATGACTATGACGAACAGTTGAATGGAGGTACGCCTTCAAATCTAAGTGAAGAAGAACAACTTCAAATACAAGCAGATCAAGAATTCTATGATCGGATTGGAACTTCAACTGAACCTGAAGAGGTAACACAACCAGAAGCTGAAGCTACGGCTCCAGTACAAGAGGAGCAAGTTCAACCTGTACAAGAAGAGGTTCAACCAACAGAAGAACCACGACAGGCTGAAGCATTGCTAGACAATATGACTGGCAACAAGGTACTTGATGAAAATCTACCTGAAGTAACTAAAGCCGGTTTGGCAATGGGTGCTGGTATTGCAGACTTTGCTGTAGATGCCTTTAATCTAGTTACTAGACAAGAAGCTAGAAAAGTACCAGAGTTTGAAAATGAAGTAGCGCAGAGCATGCGGGAGATGTCTTCTATTGTCCTGCCTACACTTTCTCTAACAGGTGTAGGCTCAGCAGCTTTAGCTAGTAGAACAAAGAACATAAAGTTCTTAGCTGATCCATTTGTTAAATGGTTAGGTACTACAACATTTGGTGCTGGTGTAGGCGCTGCTGTGGACTACACAGTAGAGATAAACCAGACAGATGATAATGCCACTGGAATGCTTAAGAAGACGTTCCCAAGAACATGGGGATGGATACCTGACAATATCGCTACGATGGACAGCGATAGTCCAGAAGTAAAGCGTATTAAAAATGTTGTGGAAGGTGTCTACTTAGGTGGAAGTAGTGACATGCTTGTAGGTGCTTTAAAGTTTATTAAAAACTTAAGGGGTGCACACAAGGCAGCAAGTCACATTCCTGAAAGTGAAAAAGCAGCTAAGTGGTTTTCCGAAAACGTAGAGATTAAAAACACACCTGAAGAAGTAGTAGAAGCATCTGCTGCGAAGAGATCTGCTGAACTAGATGAAGTTGGTGGTTACAACTTTGAGAAGTCAGTCAATGCTGATGATCCAGTCTTTGGCTATCACGATATGTACGACTATACCGAACAAGGGATTAGGTCAGTAGATGATCTAGGTATTGTAGGTGCATCGATTGATGTTGTACGTATCGATAAAAATATCGATAGTGTCTATGGACGTGTAGGTAGCGTTGTCTCAGAAGGTGCTCTGAAGTTTGGGTTAGAAAGCAGTGGTAATCAAGAGATGATTATTAAAGGACTAGCTGAAGGTTTGAAAGATGCCGGTGAGTATGGCTACAAAACAGCATCAGGTAGATACATCAGCCATGCAGAGATAATGGAAACAGGTGCAAAGTTAGCTGATGACTTCTACCAAATGGATCTACAAGAGCTGCAGAGGACTATTTATCCAGGCTCTGTATATCAAGGTAGAAACGTAGATACAAAGACACCAGAGCTGACTAGCGAAGCTTATGCGGGGGTCATGGGAGCTATTAAAAGCTACATGGATGACTTCATCAACATGGATCTAGCCAAAGCACAGGCATACGTAGGCACGTCTCTAGCAGGTCAAGTGTCAGATATTGCACAGGGTATGCGTCTTACTGAAGGAACCGCTGCTATTGACCGAGCACAAGAACAGATCTTAGATCGTGTTGAGTTTTTGATGGCTCAAAAAGGCATGACATCTTATGCAAGAGGTAAGGCATTAAACCAGCTAAATCTTTGGAATAGGATGACTGCTAAAGGATCTAAGGCATATGATCTTGCAGAGACTAAACGACTTGAGAATCTAATCAAAGATGAAAAGAATGGTACTCTCAAAGCAATGGAGAGGATCAAGCAAGAGTCAAAAGAAACTATTGATAACTTAAGAGCAATTAGTAAAGAGCAACCTGAAATGCTTGCTCCAATAATGATGGGTTATGAACTGACTGACGGTAACATTAAAACCATTCATGCCTTAAATCAGTACGTAAAAGAGTCTACAGGTGTATTTAGAAAAGCCTTCTACGATGGCAATCCTGAAATCCCTTCTGTAATACTCAAGGGCTTCTATGCAAACCTTTACAACGGAACACTAAGTGCAATTGCAACACCAATTAAAGCTGGTATTTCAGCAACACACTTGTTAGTTGAACGTCCCGTAAGAATATTAGGTGGTGGTTTAACTGGTGATAAAATGGAAACGGTACGTCGTGGGATGTATCAATACAAAAACATGAGAGCAGCAGTTGATAAGTCAACTGAATACATGAATCAAGTCTTCCAAAGGTCTGCTCTGGATCCTGATGTTGTACAAACCCGTGATGATCTTGGACTTAAGAACCAAGCACAAATGGATTTGTTAAATGCATTTGCAGATGCGAAAGCAAAGCAAGGTGAATATGGTCCTCAAGCATTGATGCAACAAGTCAGTGATATGAACGACTTAGCTAATCATCCTTGGCTTAGGTTTGGGACTCGTTCTATGCAGGCAACTGATGGCTTTACAAAGTCAATGATTGCAGTAGCTGAAGCAAGAGCTGATGCCTACGACATTGTGACAAATGGAGGAAAACTACCTTTAGATGAAGCAAAGGCAGATGCACTAGCTGAAGAGTTCTACCAAAAAATGTTTAATGAGAAGGGAATCTTAAACAACAAAGCAGTAGATAATATTGCTGGAGAGATCTCGATGAACTTGGATAACAAGGGCACGAGGATGATGTCAGATGTAATTAATAGACTACCTCTGCTAAAGCCCTTCATGTTGTTTACTAAAACGCCTTTAAATGAGCTAGCACTATCACTTACTTACCGTCCAAGCAATCCAGTAAAGGTATTTCTCGGAGACTCTGCAGCATTTAAAGCACCCTTTGAAGAAGTAAGCGGTGCTGAAGTAGAGCAACTTTTAGCGGCTAGAGGTATTGAAGTTGGACCACATAATGCAAGAGCTAAATACAATGAGATTAGGGCTGACCTAAAAGGTAGGAGAGCTTTAGGAAACATTGCTGTTGGTGGTGCAGTTGGTTTATTTATGGATGATCGAATCACAGGTAATGGTCTTTACAACAGACAGAAGCAAAAAACTCGTGATAAGACACAACGTCCACGTCGTTCTATCAGAGGACTGGACGATAAATGGTATAGCTACGAAGGTCTGGGTCCTTTAACTAATTGGTTAGCACTGACTACAGATATAATGGACAACATGGATACATTGTCTGCTCATGAACAAGGCACCTTATTGAAAAAGATGGTATTTGTAGTAGCAGCATCAGTCACAGACAAGACTATGTTGGCAGGTATTCAACCTTTGCTGGATGTGGTACGTGGTGATGTTGGTGCAATTAATAGATGGAGTTCTAGTTTTTTAAGTGCAGCAACGCTTAAAGGCTCTAGTCAAATGGCAGAGCTTGGACGATTATTTGATCCAGGTCGTAAGCAAGTTGAAAATGAATTTACTGCGATGGTGCAGAACCGTTTACCACTATTAAAGAGTGCGTTACCTAAGGAATACGACTGGATTGATGGTGGTGAAGTAGGAGTACCAGACAGTTTCATGGCAAGGATATGGAATACGTACACACCTTGGAAAATCACTGGTGAAATTAGCCCTGAAAAAGAGTACCTACACGAAATCGAGTTTGATGCGACACCAACCCTACGGACAGATGGTAAAGGCAATCCACTGACAGCAGCAATGCAGTCAGAGATTCTCAATTACATGGGTGAGCAGAAGTTATTTCAAAAGGGTATCCAACGTGTGATGAAGAGGTATCCAGCTAAAAAGTTCCGAGAGTTGTATAGAGAAGCAGAAAAAAGTGGACTAGACCCGGATGTAGGTGAATTTGCCAGTGTACATAGAGAACTAAAGCGGGAACTACGTAAGGCAATGCGTAAGGCAATGGATTCATCTGCAAGCCTGACGGAGATGCAACGCAAAGCAAGAGTACAAGAGACTGTTGGTAATTACCTACAGTCAGGTGATATACAAAGTGCAACAGAATATATGGAATACATGGAAGAAAACTTTTCTTACTAATGCGTAATGGCAACAACACAAAACACATACACAGGGAATGGTTCTACAACGAACTATTCATTTACATTTGAATATTTGAAACAAGCTGATGTCAAGGTAACACTAGACACAGCCGCTACAACTGCATTTACATTTGCTAACGCTACAACGCTGTCATTTAATACAGCACCCGCTAATGGTGTAGCTATTCGTATTTTCCGTGACACACCTAGCGATACGCTTAGTTCTACTTTCTTCCCTGGCTCCGCCATTAAAGCTGAGGATTTAAACGAAAACTTTACTCAAAACTTATACGTTACACAGGAGTCTGATGCTGAAGCTGCTTTAGCCACAGCTACAGCTAATAGTGCTGTTACCACGGCAAATGGTGCTGTGACAACTGCTAACAGTGCAGTGACTACAGCTAACTCAGC